GTTCCAGTTGCTGTTCCTGTGAGCAAGAGAGCTCGCGCTATTGCTTATAAGGAGAGGATGCTGAGGCAGCAGTTTCCTACAGCTCAATTTGGACGTCCTTTTATTTTGAGAGGTATACCGGATTCTGTAGCAGCTTTTGGGACTTCCAAAAGAACTGCAAATGCGCAGCAGTTGCATAATAGGGCTGCTTCTAATTGGACTGGACGTGGTTTGTACGGCGGACAAGGCAAGTATAATTTTTTTAAATCCTTAGGTAGGGGTTTGAAGAAATTTGGTCGTGATATTGGTATTACGAAAGCTGCTGGCCAAGTTGCCCGTGCTGGCGTGAAACGCTTAGCAGGCGAAGCAATTAGTATGATTGGTGGGCAGGGTTTGTACGGAGGACAAGGCCTTTATGGTGGACAGGGTTCTTATGTACACAATTCTTTAATGGAGGGTGGAACCCCTTCTATGAATGTTGCTCATCAGAATGATGAAACCGATGATATCGAGTTTTCTAATACGGAGTATGTTAAACCTATTTATGCTCCAGCTATTGTTGCTGGTGGTACTTCGTCTTTTAATTCTCAGCTTGTTCAGGTGAATCCTGGTTTGCCGAATTTTGCTCCTAAGTTAGCAGCATTTGCTGGTAATTATACTCATTACGAAATTGTTCAATTGGTGTTTGAGTATAGGTCCAAAGTTAATGAGTCAAACGTGAACAACGGTATTGCCGGAGATGTAATGATGGGCTTTAACTATCATGCTGGCGAAGACAGTATTGATAGTGTGCATGAAATGCAGCAGTTGTCAGGAACGACCATGGGTCGTATTGTTGACCATTTAACCGTTGGTGTTGAGGCTGAAGCTGGTAAGTCTAAAGATACGAAGTATTTTGTTAGGACTTGTCCTGTTCCAATTCCTGGGGATGCAGATGAGTACGACCATGGGTCGTTGATTATTGCAACGAATAATATCCCTGATACTTATAGTAATAAGGCAATTGGAGATTTGTACGTGTCGTACACGATTCGGTTTAAGCAATTTAAACCTGGTTCTAGTAAGTTGAACAATCAACAGCGCGATTTATTTGCGCAGACTACCAATGTGACTGAGGCTGTGGGCTTTCACGTTAGTACTAACCCTTTTGGTTTGAGTCAACATATTAATGTTGCTCAACAGAGTAACATTAATGGTTTGTTGTCCTCGACATCTCCTGGTAATTTAAGTTACACGTTTCCAGCTGATGTTGAAGGTTTTTTTGAAATATTATTTCTTTTGGAGGGGACGGCATTGACTCGAACTGGGCTTACTTTGTCCCCCGTTATTGGTGCAGCTGTACCAATTAATAATATTACTTACATTAGCGACATTTATGGTGGTGGCGCTGCAGGCGATACACCATCTCCTGATTATCAGGTAATTAACGCTACACAGACTATTGTTTGTGTGCGCGTTAGAGTGCGAGCTGCAACGAGTAATGTTAATAATACTTTTTCGATTACGTATACGGGACATGCGACACCAGGCGGTACAATTACTGCTTTTTCTCTTGATATTAGAGAGTTGTCTCAGAATATGTGGCAAAGCCGAAGTATTCATATACCCAAATTTTTAAATTGTGTTTCTGGTATTGAGACTGCTATTTAAATTTAATATAAATTTTTTATTGATGTTGATTTAATATATTCGTTTTTTAATTTTAAATTTTTTAAAAATAAGCCTGCTGAAGTTTAAGGAGGGACCCGTTAATCGTTGGGGGGACCATTATTCATAGGGGCTAGGGGCCCCGCGCGTAAGCGTGGGGTTAAGCCCCGGCGAAATAATGGGGGGGCCCAACATTAATGGGAGGATTCCTTGAACGAGGATCAATCAATGTAAATGATCCTGCCAAAATATATTTTAAGCCTTTAGGCGTTAATTAAATCATCAGTAGTAAACATTAACAAGTCATTGTTTATATCTTCAATTTTTGTGCCTAATCGTAGTTGTCTTTCAATGTATGATTTTATTGCGCTTGCTATTAGATAGCATGCTCCTTTGTCGCTACATGCGTTGAAAGGTTGTATTCGATTCCAAAGCGGCCTCTCGTAGTGTTCGTAGCGTGGGTCTACGAAACCATGAGTTGTACTGTCGTTTGGGTCGTATAAAAAATTTTTGTATTTGTATAGTGCATGCGTTGCTCCGTAAACTGGGAACAAACCTTTAGTATTTGGTTGTAGAGATTGTGCTTCAGTAATAAATTTAGGAACTTTTAGTTGTCGAATGAAATTTCTTTTATCTAAAAGTTTTCCTCCCGCGAATCGCGAGGAGGTCCTGGGATTGTAGTTGTTTACTGGAGCTTTAGGCATGGAATGGAATATAATATGGAAGTCTGTCTGTTAATAATTTTCTGAAGATAATTACGTATATACATATATGTATATAGTACAATATGAAGCAAATAATTATTAGTGCCCAGGCTTCCATTTTTTTATGATATGTGCACAGAAGTCACCGCGTAGTATTACCGGTGACTTCTGTGCACATGGACTGAACTCGGGACGAGGATGTTTATGTTCCTTAGTTCGTTTTTTACGAACTGGTATTCCTGAGTTGTACTGGGGATCCTCGAAAAAAATTTTTTTTCGAGGATTGTTGTCAACTCAGGAGTGTCAAATTTGTGCTTGATGGTGCATATGTTCATAAAATAAACAAATGTCGCAACGTCCACGTGCAATTTGTTTTACCTTGAACAATTGGTCTGAACCTGAGAGGATCAATATTATTGCTAATCAAGCAGAGTTTGTTTACATTATATTTCAACCTGAAATTGGAAGCAATGGAACCCCTCACCTCCAAGGATATGCCGCCCGTGCAAACCCTACCACTTTTAAAAAGTGGAAGGAATTGTTGGGGTCACGCATACATTGGGAAATTGCCAGGGGAACAGCTGTTCAGAACAGAGAATATTGTTCTAAGCTCGAATCCAGAGCAGGCGATCTCTTCGAACACGGAGTGTTGCCTCAGCAAGGCGAGCGAAGTGATCTTAGAGCCATCGTCGAAGCTGCGAAGGATCAATCCAACTCACTTAGGGACATCGTCGACGTCGACGCAGTCGCCTTTGTCCAGCACTATCGTGGAATCGAGCGATTGCGATCGGTCATTAGTTCCCCAAGGAACTTTGAAACGAGGTGCTATTGGTTTTACGGTGCAACCGGATTGGGAAAAACTAGAAGCGCGCTTGAGTTTGCCCCAGGAGCGTATTGGAAACAGCCCAACAACTGTTGGTGGTGTGGATACGATCCGTCAGAACATGAGGACATCATCATTGATGAGTACAGAGCGGAGATGTGTCCCTGGTCAGAGTTGTTGCGCATATGCGACAGATATCCCTTGTTGTTGCCGATTAAGGGAGGCCATGTCAATTTTAGAGCGAAAAGAATCTTTATTACCTCCCCCTATAGTCCTCAGACGACGTGGGAAGGAAAGACAAGCGAAGCTTTTTCTCAGCTTCTTCGACGACTTACATGTATTGTTGAGTTCACTGTCCTCGGTAAAGTCTTTAAGAAAGGTAGAGAGTCCGATATTGGCGCTGGAAGCGGTACACCAGAAGTTGCAGTTGTTGGTGACGTTGGGGAAGCGGAAGCGACCCATCAAGCAGGTGGAGGAGACGGAGATGGGAGTGCAAACGAACCATCGACCGGTGGAGCCTGTGTCCCAACTTTTAATGTCTGATTCTGGTGAGGATGATTCAGATTCTGATGTACCTTTTAAGAGTCTTAATCGATGGCATGGCGGTAGGCATGATTCTCAACCTGTACATGATAGTAGTATAGGAGATTTGGAGGAGTTGATGAGGATTGTTGGACGTCCTTAATTTAGTTTTTTTGTGTTTTTTCAATTTTATCATAAATTAAATAATTTTATCAAAATTAGATAATTTTTTATTAAATAAAAATGCAAGTTCCAGTTGCTGTTCCTGTGAGCAAGAGAGCTCGCGCTATTGCTTATAAGGAGAGGATGCTGAGGCAGCAGTTTCCTACAGCTCAATTTGGACGTCCTTTTATTTTGAGAGGTATACCGG